TCAGGCAACCTCTCCGTGCCGGCCGCGCGCCAGCTCGAGGGCGAGCGTCGCCGCGTCCGTGTCGATCAGGTACCGCTCGGCGAGCCCCGCGGCCGTCGTGGGAGTGTCGACGGTCGGCGGCCAACCAGGCGGGGGTAGCAGGATCTGTGCGGTCAGTGCACGAACTGCTTGTTCCTCGGCGTGCTCGTCGCCTTCGAAGCAGGGGCCGCGCAGCAAGTGCACGAGTTCGTGCGCCAGTGTGGTGCGCGCGGTGCGGGGGTCAAGCCCGGGGCGCAAAAGGATTTCGTGCGTGAGGAACAGTGTGGCGCCGAGCTCACCCGGCAGGAGCTCTCCCGGGCGCGCCACGCGAATGATCACCTGGGGGATCCTCCCCAGTAGCTCGACCAGCTGGCCGAGCACCACCAGATGCGTCGTCATGGCAGGCGTTAACGCACTGCGATCGCACTTCGTTACGCGAACAGCCGTTCGCTGGCTCGCATCGGACCCGGTCGGCGCAACTTGCGGACCGGACCGTAACCGCGCTCTAGTCCATGTGGGTGGTGGCGCTCAGTCGTCGTCCGAACGTGGCGCCCGCCGCGCGGCCCGGGTCACGCGCGGCGGGTGCAACGGCCGGACTTTGTCCTGGGCCAGGGTCGTGATGTCGATATCCGAGGGCGGGGTCATGGGGGTCGGCGACGCTTCACCGGAGCTCACCTCCTGGGGTCGGACGCTGCGCAACCTGATCAGGATCTCTTCGGTCAGCTCTTCCGCAGTCGCTCGGCTGAGCGGCGCCACGGTGAGCCCGCCGACCGGCGCGCCGATGGCTTCGGCGGCAACCAGCAGCACCTCGTCGAGGCTGACGTTGAACGCCTCGGCGAGCGCGCTGAGCGTGCGCTTCTGCGGCGTCTGATCCAGGTGTTCGCGGTCGTCCGTGATCAGCTTGCCGAGCAAGCTGGGGGACAGGTCGGCGTGCCGACGCGCTAGGTCTGCACGGTTCCAGCCACGAGCATCGAGCTGCTGCTGGATCCATCGTCCGAGTGCGTGCACAGCGCTACCTTCCGTTGCCCTTCCGGCACTTGTCCAGGGTCGGAGGTGGACACCCTGTCAAGCGCGCGACACGCCGTGGACGCGTGCCCTGGTGACAACCTAGCGGTGTCCGGAAATTGTCCACTTTTGGTGTTCTACCTGGTGATCTGTTCGAGTTCACCCGTCCGGGCGCTTGTCAGTGTGACAACCGAGATTCACTATTGAGCGGAACGAGAGTTGACAACTAAACCGAAGGGGGAGCACGATGACCCGCGACAAGTCGTGCGCCGCTCATCACCGGCGCAGGCGCTCAGCGAAAGGCCGATGGATGAAGCTCAAGAACAGCAACGAGTTCAGGGACGCGATCAGGGCAGCGGACCGCTCGCAGGCTCAGGTGGCCCGGGCCGCCGAGGTGAGCCGCCAGTTCGTCCAGCAGCTCTGCGCTGGCACCAAGACCACGTGCACGCCGCACGTCGCCGCACGCATCGAGGTGTTCCTGCAGGTGCCCAAGGGCGACCTTTTCGTGGACTCGAAGACAAATCTCGTTCCTCAATAAGACAACCGAGAGGGGGCGCGGCATGTCCCAGCACGCCACGCAGACCGCCGAGCAGGCCGACTACTGGATGACCGTCTCGCAGATCCGGCAGCACGCCAGCCGGGGCCGCAACCACATCCGCGAAGCGATGCGCACCGGTGCCTTGCCGGCCGCGCAGAACTACGTCGGTTGCACCTGGCGGGCGCTGCGCACCGACGTCGATGCCTGGGTGGCCAACGGCGCGCCCACCTCGACCCGTCCCCGCCGCCGCGGTCGCGCGGCTTGAAAACCCAGTCCCACAAAACAAGTGCGGGGCCAACGGCCCACACCGTCAGCCCCGCGTCGACCGGAGAGGAAGCCTCCGATGCGAAACCAGAGTACTGCCAGACACCGCACCAGCCGCAAGCCGATCGGCCAGCCCGCCCGCTGGGTCGTCATCGTCGTCACCGCCCTCATGTTCGGCGGCATCGCCGCCACCGCAACCAGTTCGGCCGCCGAGCAGCCGCACGGCCACTACACGGTCATCACCCACGAGCGCACGCCGGCCAACCAGGCCGCGTTCTCGAAGTGCTGGGGCGACAACGCCGGCATCACCGACGCGCAATGGGACGAGCTGTCCAGCTCGCGCACCGAGGCCGACGTGACCCGGTTCTACGCCGAGCACCCGCAGGTGCGCGCTGCGTTCCAGCACTGCCTCACCGCCGTGCCGCGGGTCGAGCAGACCACCACAACGGTGGTGACCTACTGATGGCCACGTTCAAGATCGGCGACGTCGTCCGCACCCTCAAGGGAAGTGCCGCCCGTGTCGTCACCGGCATCAGCCCGGCCACCCCGCCTGGGCAGTTCGACACGGCGATGGCTCGATTCGAGGCTGGTCGCGGCATCAAGCCCCGCGACTTCGATCTGATCTACACCCGCGCGCTGCGCGGCGGAAAGCCGTTCGGTCCCGAGGTATCCAAGCGCGCCGACAAGCTGCGGCCCTGCACCGAAGGCGGTGCGTGATGGCCAAGATCACCGTCGAAATCCCGGACGAGCTGGTCGCACGATTCGAGGCAGCGCAGAAGGCCTACGACGAGCTGCCGAAGCTCGATCAGGACGGCGCGCGGTGGGCACGAGCTGAGGTCTTCCGCGAGTTGGCCATTGTCGCCGACCTGATGGGCGGCGTCCTCGGCGGTACGCCCGTCCTGCGCCGCATGTGCACGGCTGCGTGGGCGCGTTGGGACGGTCAGGCCGCACGCTGGGCCGAGCACGCCGAGAGGCGGCCGTGATGGCGCGCCGCAGGGAACCTCGGCACACGCTCTCCGAGCTGATGCCGCGCGTCGAGATCATCACCCTGTCGGTGGGTGCCGTTGTCGTGGTGGTCATTGCTTTCGTGCAGGTGATCACACGATGACGATTCCCTTGTTGCTCAAGCTCTTCGTGATCGCCGCGGGCGTCGGCATCGCGGGCATCGTGCTCTGCTTCGTCGCATGGGTGGTCGCGCCCGCGGTGCAGCGTCGCGCAGCCCGCAAGGCCGAGGCCGAGATGGACGACGTACTGCGCGAGATGCAGAACGGTCTCGCTCGCCAGGGACGGCTCGGCGAGTCCGACCACATCGGTGACATCCGCATCTGCCGCGCGATCGCCAATCGCCACCCGCTGCTTGTTCGCAACCGCCGGCCGCGGGGGAGGCGCACATGACCGACCCGTTGACTGATCGGCCCGGCTGGGACGACGACGGCGCTCTTGACGAGCTGCTGGCCGAGACGCGGGAAGAGCGGCAGCACGAGGAGACCGCGCGCGTCGAGCCCAGCAGCGAGGAGCCGTGGCCCTGGTGGTGGCACTGATGACGCCGGGGGTGTGCCTCAGGTGCGCGAAGGCGATGGCCGCGACCAACGACCTGTCGGCGCGGGCAGGTGAGCGCCACAAGGGACGTGGTCTGTGCGGCCCGTGCTACAGCGCCGCCCGGCGCGCCGGGACGTTGCTCGACTACGAGCGCACTTACCGGCCGGCCGACGAAGTGCTCGACGACCTCGCCGTGCTGCGCATCCGCACCCCCGGCATCACCTACCGCCAAGCCGCCGAGCAACTCGGCATGACCCGCGACGCCCTCGTGCAGGTCGTCGTGCGGGACCGGCGTCGACGTGAAACCCAGCAAGAACAGTCCACAAAGGAGCGTGCAGCGTGACCGTGCTGCCGGACAACGCAACCCCGCCAGAGCCGACCGTCAGGCCGGAACCGAACACCAAGCTGGGCCAGCTGCTCGCGCTGCACGACCAGCTCAAGGCCGCCGCCAAGCACGCCGAGAACATGTTCGAGGCCTGCAAGGCGGCGATCAAGGCCGAAGCCACCGCGGCGGCACCCGGCGCCCGCGCGGTTGTGGTCGACAGTCCGGATCTCGCCGAGCCGCTGCGCGTCTTCTACAGCCCCCGCAAGCGCTGCAACACCAAGAAGATGGCTGCCGAGCGCCCGGACGTATTCGCGGTCTACCAGGCCTACCAGGAAGAGACGCCGAGCTGGACCGTCAAGGCGGTGCAGCGATGAGCGACCGCGTCGGTGAGGTCTACCTGCAGGTGGCCGAACACCACATGTACGGCGGCGAGCTCAAGGTGGTCCGGAGCACGCAGAAGCGCCCGGCCGTGCTGGAACCGGGCTGCATCCTCGTCAAGATCAAGCTGAGCATCCCGCGAGCCGCTTGGAAGCCGTTCGAGCCCGAGGCGATCGTCACCGTGCCGGCCGAGCTGACCGAGCAGGCGCCGGTCGAGGTCGAGGCGGTGAGCCCCGATGCCTGAGCGCAAGGGACTCGGCGACAGCGCACTCGGCCACACGGCGCGCTTCTCCGTGGCCGGCACCGACCCGGACGGCACCGCCGTGGTGGTCGGCCCGGCGGGGGTCGAGACCGCGCACCAGGTCGCGCACGACATGCGGCGCAAGGGTTTCACGACCGTCGAGGTGCGCCTGCACTACTCGATGGCCAGCAGCAAGGTGCCCCTCGCCGGGATGTCGGTGGCGGTATGAGCGCACCGCGAGGGACGGCCGATGCGCGGTTGCGAGCCGCGTTGGACCTCACCGAGTACGACGTGATCCTGGTCAATAGCTCGGCGGGCAAGGACAGCCAGGCCATGCTCGATCTGGTAGCCCAGCTTGCGCGCGAGCAGGACGTGCTCGATCACGTGACCGTGCTGCATTGCGACCTCGGCCGGGTGGAATGGCCGGGCACCGCTGAGCTGGCGCGTGAGCAGGCCGATCACTACGGCATTCGGTTTGAGGTCCGCCGCCGCGAACAAGGCGACTTGCTCGACCAGGTGAGGCATCGTGGCAAGTGGCCGAGCGCTGCGGCGCGCTACTGCACCAGTGATCAAAAGCGGGCGCCCGCGCGAAAGCTGATCACTCAGCTGGTCGGCGAGCTAGCGCTGAGCCGCCAGGCCAAGGTGCTCAACTGCATGGGCCTGCGCGCGGAAGAGTCGACGGCCCGGCTGCACAGGGCAGAGCTGCAGCGCGATGACGCCGCAAGCAGCGGCCGCCGCGAGGTCACCACCTGGCTGCCGATTCACGCGTGGACCGAAGCACAGGTCTGGGCGCGGATCAAGGCGTCTGGTGTGCGGTACCACCCGGCTTACGACCAGGGCATGACGCGGCTCTCGTGTTCCCTGTGTGTGTTGGCGTCTCGCGCGGACGTGGTGCGCGGTGCGCAGCTGCGCCCAGAGCTGGCCGCTGAGTACGCGGCGCTGGAGTCCGAGATCGGGCACCGCTTTCGCGTGGACCTCTCGATGGCCCAGATCATCGAGCTGGCCAGTTCCGCCGGGGGGCGTGCGGCATGACCACCATCAGCCCAGCCGACTTCATGGCCGCCGCGCCCGCGCCGCTCGGCGGCAACACACCGTGGGCGGCGCGGTACGCGGCCGAGCTGCGCCGGGTCGCCACCGAGCACGCGGCCCGCGCGCCCCGGTCGCTGCAGCTGCACCTCGGCCCGTCCGAGCTGGGCAGCCCGTGCGACCGGCAGGTGGCCGGGAAGATGGCCGGCCTGCCGGTGACCAACCACGTGAGCGACCCGTGGCCGTCCATCGTGGGCACTGCGGTGCACGCCTGGCTGGCCGAGGCGTTCACCGCGGACAACGTGCGCAAGGGCATGGCGCGGTGGCTCGCCGAGGTGCGCGTCACGCCGCACCCGAACCACCCGGGCACGGCTGACCTGTACGACGCGGTCGAGCAGTCCGTCGACGACCACAAGGTGCTCGGCGAGACGTCGATGCAGAAGGTCCGCAGCGCTGAGGGACCGCCGCGCAAGTACGTCGCGCAGCTCGGCCTGTACGGGCTCGGCTACTTGCGCCTCGGCCTGCCGGTCAAGCGGATCGTGCTGATCGCGTGGCCGCGCACCAAGTCGTCGCTCGACCAGCTCTACGTCTGGGAGCGCCTGTTCGACGGTGAGCTGGTCGAGCTGCTCGCCGAGGTCTGGACCGACACCGCCCGGCGACAGGAGCAAGCGAAGGCGTTGCACGCCGGGCACATCCAGCTGCGGGACATCCCCGCCACCCCCACGTCGGATGAGTGCTTCTTCTGCCCGTTCTACCGACCCGAATCGTCCCGGGAGTCCAGCGTGACCGGCTGCCCGGGATCAGTAAATCCGCAGTAGCTCACAGCACTGTCTACATAGGAGAGTCACAAGTGACGTACCCGATGATCGACCCGGCCACCGGTCAGCCCATGGTGGGTATGCCGATGGCCCCGCAGATGCCGCAGCCCCCGGCGCCAGCCCCGTACCCGCAGCAGCCGATGTCGTACCCACCGCAGGGCTACGGGCAGCCGTACCCGGCGCCGCCGGTGCAGCAGCCGCTCGCGCAGGGCAGCTTGGACGCGTTCTACAACCAGCCATCGACGGGCGGCGGCAAGTCGCTGGCCTTCGACGTGATCGGCCGGTCGTACGTGGGCATCGTGACGCGCCCGCTCACCGCGGCGGACGTGGCGCAGCAGACCGACACCAACAACCGACCGCTGGTGTTCCGCGACGGCTCGCCGAAGTTCGTCATGAAGGTGCCACTGCAGATGCAGCCGACTCAGGACCGGCCCGATGGCCTCGGCACCTGGTACGTGAAGGGCGCCGACCGCGACGAACTGAACCGGGCCATGGCCGAGGCCGGCGCACCGGCGGGCCCGCCCGAGGCCGGCGCCGTCATCCAGATCACCTACGTGTCGGACAAGGCCAACGGACCCGGGATGAACCCCAGCAAGGTCAAGCAGGTCCGGTACCAGCGCCCCCAGGGCGCGACAGCCGTTCCGGCCCCGGTTGCCGAGCAGCAGCAGACCCCGCAGCCGGTCACGCCGCCCGCACCGCCGGTCACGCCGCCCGCACCGCCGGTCACGCCGGCCGCACCGGTGGCCGCACCGGTGGCCGCACAGCCACTCCCGGCCCCGCCCGGGCTGGACCCGGCACAAGCCGCGCTGCTCGCGCAGATGACCGGCCAGGCCGCCCCGCCCGCGGCCTGAACCCGACCGGGGCCGTGCTCCACGCAGAAGCGGTTCGCGAGCACGGCCCCGGTCACCCACCACGCCCACACCAACTGTCCACATGGGAGCACGCACCACATGACCACCACCGAAACCAAGCCCGAGACCGTCAACGACGCGCCACTCGGCACCGTCGAGCCGATCGCGGCCGGCGACTTCGTCGGCATGCTCGCCGACCTGCTCAAGTCGGCCGGCACCGACCCTGTACTGCCGATCCTCACCTGCGTCCGGCTGCACACCACCGACGGGTGGCTGCACGGCTGGACCACCGACCGCTACATCGGCGCGCACGCCCGCGTTGAGGTGCGCGGTGCCCTGCCCGAACCAGTGTGGTTGTTCCGCGAGGCGCTCGACCAGCTCGTGAAGATCGGCCGCAAAGCTCGCAAGGTCCAGCTGACCACCGTGACGGGCTGCGCGAAGTCGCAGTGGGGCGGCCGGTGCGTGCACATCGATGTCGACGGCACCTCCCTGCACTGCGAGGTCAACGTCGACACGTCGGGCACCCGCAGCTACCAGAGCGTGTTCACCGACGAGCTGCCGAAGACCAGTGGTGCGCACCTGTACCAGCCGAAGTGCCTCGCGCTGTTCGCGAGCATCGCGAAGCGGCGGGGCGCGACCGAGTACGTGACCCTCGTACCCGGCGAAACCCAGAACAGGCCGACCCACGTCCGCATCGGCGACAACTACCGAGCATGGGTGATGCCGGTGCGCGCGGCCGCGGTCGACAGCGCGCTTGAACTGGACTGGCTGCCCGCGAGCTTCGACACCGAACTGCCAGGCGGACAAGCCGCATGACCACCGCCCTGTCCGTGTCCCAGGTCGCCGTGCCGCCGTACGCGGTGTACGCCGACCTGACCGCCGACGGCACCCGCGTGGTGCTGCTCGGCGTCGGGGCGCCGGCCGCGGTCGCATACGCGGCCCGGCTGCTCGGCACCGTCACCCCGCTGTGCAAGCCGACGGGCGAGATCGGCCTGCCTGCCGGCGGGATGACGGTGCCGGTGTCCTGGCCGGCCGTGGTGCAGCTGGCCGCCACGTTCGGTTCGGCGTGGCGGCCGCAACCTCGGCTGGCGCAGTGGATCACTGCCGAGGCCGGGCGGCGGACCGCTGTCGAGCACCAGCTCGGCGAGCAGACGCCGCTGGCGTACCGCGCGCCCGACGGGCTCACGCCCCGGCCGTACCAGGTGGACGGTGCGCGGCTGATCGCGGCGACCGGCGCGGCGCTGATCACGGACGAGCCGGGCACCGGGAAGACGATCACCACGATCCTCGGTCTCGCCGAGCACGGCGCGCAGCATGGCGAACGGTCCGTTGTGCCGGTGTTGGTGGTGTGCCCGGCGTCCGTCGTGGACTCGTGGGTGAGCGCCTGGCGGACGTGGGCACCCACGGTGCGCACGGTGGCGTGGCGCGGCACCCAGGGCGAGCGGCGGCGCCTCATCGGCACAGCGGACGTCTACGTGGTGAGCTACGACACGGCTCGGCGGGACGCGCCGGTGGGCAGCACCGGGCACCGGCCGTTGCTCGAGCTGCGCCCCGTGGCGCTCGTGATCGACGAGTGCCACATGATCAAGAGCCCGACGGCGAAGCGCACGCTGGCGGTGCAGCGGCTCGCCCGCGCGGTGCACAAGGTGAACGGCCCGATCGTGGCGTTGAGCGGCACGCCGATCACGCACAACCCGAGTGACCTGTGGCCGACTCTGAACGCGCTCGACGATGCGGCGTGGCCGTCCCGCGAGCGGTGGGTGGGCCGCTACTGCCTGACGGTGGCCGGCGACTACGACGAGGACGTGCTGGGGCTGCTGCCGGAGCGCGAAGCCGAGTTCCGGCTGGCCATCCTCGGCCAGCACCGCCGCGTGGCCAAGGCCGACGTGCTCGACCAGTTGCCGCCCAAGGTCTACTCGGTGCGCACGGTCGAGCTGCCCGCCGCGTACCGCAAGGCGTACGACCAGATGGAGTGCGACATGCTCGCGCAGCTGCCCGACGGTGACGAGCTGCCCGCGCAGGGCGTGCTGATGCAGCTCACGTGCCTGAACATGCTCGCCGCGGCGGCCGCGGACGTCGAGGTCGAGTGGCGTGTAGCCGAGCGCGGCCCGTGGGAAGGCCAGGAGCGCCCGCACTACCACGTGAAGCTCAAGGCCCCGAGCTGGAAGGTCGACGAGCTGCTGGCCGTGCTCGAGGAGCGCGGAGGTCCGCGCGAGCTCGCCGCCCCGGTGATCGCGTTCGCGCCGAGCAAGCAGCTCGTCGAGCTCGCCGGCGCGGCCGCGACGAAGGCCGGGTATCGCGTCGGGTACGTCGTCGGCGGGCAGAACGCCAAGGACCGCACCGCGACTGTCGAGGCGTTCCAGGCCGGCCACCTGGACCTAATCTGCGTCACCACCTCGGCCGGCGGCGTCGGCATCACCCTGACCGCGGCGCGCACCGTCGTGTTCCTGCAGCGCCCCTGGTCGATCGTCGACGCCCTGCAGGCCGAGGACCGCGCCCACCGCATCGGCAGCGAGATCCACGAGTCCATCGAGGTCATCGACATCGTGGCCGCCGACACTGTCGACGCCCGCGTGCGCGACGCCTTGCGCGACAAGGCGCAGCAGCTCTCCGACCTCGTCCAAGACCCCCGCATCGTCGCCGAGCTGCTCGGCGGAGAAGACCCCAAGCCATTGCCGCGCAAGCAGAAAGAAGCCGCCTGATGGACGCCGTCAACGCCTGCGATGACTACCCGAAGCCGCCTCGGCTCCCGGGCGAGCCACCTTCGGCCATGCTCAGCGAACCGAGCGAGCTGATCACGCTGCCGGACGAGCCCCCGGGCGGGACCGTGGTGGCGCCCGCCAACTACGCCGAAACCGGCGACATGACGCGGTGGCGCCGGATCGACTTCGAGGCCCAGCGCGGGACGTGGGTCAAGTGCAACCCTGTCACGAGCAGGTACGTGAGCTGGACGACCGTACTTGAGCAGAGCGGTGGCGGCGTGGTGGTGGTGGTGGTGCCTGATTCCGTTGATCCGGACTTGGACGGCCGCCAAGGCGAGCTGGACACGCTGCGCGCCGAGGTGGCCAGGCTGACCGGGGTCGAGGCCGAACTGCGCCAGGCGAACCACCGGGTCAGCGTTGAGCTGTCCGACCTGCAGCGAGCCCGTGGTGAGGCCCTGCACGCGCTTTCCAAGGGCCACGTCGTCACGTACAAGCGTGACCCGAACCCGGACCCGGCAGAGCTGCGCCGCAAGGCCGAGGCGGCCGTACACCGCGCTCTCGAATGTTGCGACCAACACACCGGCCTGTGCGACGGCCAGGAAGCCGACACCCTGCTGCGCGACACGGGCGTGATCGCATGATCATGCTGCTGGTCTTCATCATAGTGTTCCTGCCCGACGCGCTGACCACCTGGCGCGCCGACGGGCTGCAGCCGTTCACGCGGGACGACCTCCAGTGAGCGCGCTGCTGGTCGTCGGCGTGGACCCGGGCCAGACCACAGGCATCGCGGCGCTGCACTTCATCGACGGCGTGCTCGACCCCGACTTGTGCGCCGTGCTGCAGACCAGCCCGCTCGGCGTGCTCCCAGCCGTCTACGGGCTGACCGCGACCCCACGAGGTTGGCGAGGCATCCGGACCGTGCCCGTCGTCGCCGCCGAGTCCTTTGTGGTCGGTCGTCGTGCGAGCCGGTCTCGCACCGCGCAGGCGGGCGAGACCGCGCGCATGATCCTCGGCGCGCTGGCCGAGCTGCAGGGCGTCCGCTTCGTCCAGCACCCCGCGGGCGCGGTCAAACCCTGGGCCACCGACAAGCGCATCGAGGTGGCCGGGCTCGCCGAGCTAACCACCGGCATGCGCCACGCCCGCGATGCCTGCCGCCACGCCCTCTACGCCGCCGTCCATGGCACCGGCGCGCGCGACCCCTTGAGCCGTAAGGAGAACGACTGATGCCGAACACAACGATCTGGAAGTACAGGCTTGAGGGCGGCCCCCAGCAACTCGTGCTGCCCGTGGGCGCCAAGGTGGTGCACATAGGCGAGCAGGACATGCGGCCGATGCTCTGGGCTTCCGTCGACCCGAACGAGAAGCGCGTGGAACCGCGGCTGTTCCACGTGATCGGCACCGGCCACACCTACAACCTCGACGCGCTCACTCACCTCGGCACGACGCAGATCCGTAACAGCGCGGGCGACGAGGTCGTGCTGCACGTATTCGAGGGCCCGGGGGTGCCCCGTGGCTGAGCGCGCGCGCACGTTCTACCTACAGCGCAACGAAGACCTCACCGGTGTGTCCGGCACGGGCATCGTCGCCGACGGCGTGCTATGGCCCGACGAGACCGTTACCGTCCACTGGCGAGGCACATACGCCTCGGACGTCTACTGGCCGGACGGCATCGAGGCGGTGGAGCAGATCCACGGGCACGACGGCCGGACCGAGATCATCTGGCACGTCAGCAATGCCGCCACCGAACCCGACTACGCCGCCATGGTGCGCGTCGCGGCTGCTGCCACGTTGCGCGAATTCGCCGAGTTGATCGACCGCGGCCCCATGATCCCCTTGCGTCCATCGATCTTCTCGACGATGGCGCGCGAGCAGGCGGACGACATCGAGGCGGGTCGTCGTGGCTGACCTCGACACCACCCTGGCCGCGATCGACGCCGTGGCCGTGCAGGAGTGCGGCGGGTGCGGCCGGCCGCTCAAGGAGAACGGCCCGAGCCCGTACTACTGCAGCGAAACGTGCCAGAGCCGTTGGGCCGCCCACCGCTCGAACCCGCTGCCGGACGATGACTTCCCCGGATTGTCGCGCGGTCCTGGGGCTCGCCGACCGCCGGACACGCGCGCCCCCATTGCGGTGGTCGGCGAGCACGGGCCTGAGCTGATCAACCTGCCGGTCAACGTCCGTGGGCCGAACCGTGATCGGCACGAGATCGAATGGGCGCAAGTCACCGGGGACACACCGCCGCTGATCGTTCCCGGTATCGCCGGGGTCGTGATCGAGCGGCACCGGCTCGAAGTCATGATTGACCGGACGCCGACGCACGTAGTCATCCACGCGAAGCACACGCAACCGCGCGATCCATCCGGGTTGGGTGCGCACACCTACCCGGTCGAGCTGGGCACACCGACCGCGTTCCTGGTGGACGTGAGCGCCGAACAGTTCGCCATCGGCATTCTGAACGTATTGCGCCGCAACAACCCGCCGGCGTTGACGCCGGACACGATTTACGAAGTCGTGTACGGGATGCTCGTCGAGGCTGCCCATCAGGCCGAGCTCGCCGCGGCGCGTGCCCGCTACGCCACGGGCGTCCAGGCTGACCCGGCTGTCCAGCAGACCAACCTGCGGCAGCTGCGCGGGGGTGACACGTGATCGACGACGCGCCACCAGGTCCACCAGCCGGGGCGTTCGCCGCCGGGGTGCTCGGCTACCAGCAAGCTGGGTGGCCGTGCATCCTGCCGGTGCCCGCGCACACCAAGCACCCGCCGCCGGTCGGGTTCACGGGCGCGGACGGGCGCGACACCGAGCCGCTGCAGCTGGTGCAGTGGGTAGGCAGCCACGGGGCGCACTCGATCGCGCTTCGCTTGCCGGACAACGGCGAGTGGGCCGTGATCGGGGTCGATGTAGACCACTACGACAAGGGCAAGGTCGCCAAGCGCGGCGCCGAGACGCTCGCAGCGCGGGAAGCCGAGTGGGGGTCACTGCCGGACACCTGGTGCTCGACGGCGCGCGGCACCGACACCGCGGCCGGGCCGAGCCGGATCCTGTTCTTCCGGGTGCCCAGCGGCCGGTACCGCACGAAGCTCGGTCCGGACATCGAGGTGATTCAGCGCCACCACCGCTACGCCGTGGTGGCGCCCTCGGACAACCCGGCCGCGGGCGAGGGCGCACGGTACCGCTGGTACGGCCCGGACGGGCGGCCGCTGCCCGACGGCGAGGTGCCCAAGCCGATCGAGCTACCCGAGCTGCCCGCGCGCTGGATTGAAGGCCTGCGCGAAGGCGCCACCGAGGCCGGGCCGGCCGCGGCGAGCCGGGACGCCGGGCAAGTGCTGCTCGCGCAGCTCGAGGACGACAGCCGCCCGGCGTGCGCCGAGATCTACTCGGCGGCGCAGCGCGCGCTCGCCGAGCTCGGCCAGGCCGACGAGGGCGGCCGCCACGACACCGCGACCGAGCGCGTCTACCAACTCGTCCAGCTGGCCGCCGCAGGCCACGCCGGCGTCGGCGCGGCGCTGCACGACCTGGGCGTGCTCTGGTTCGAGGTGACCGCGGGCGAGGACCGCGGCGACGAGTGGGAGCGGATCCTGCTCACCGCCGCCCGCAAGGCCGTCACCCAGTACGGCGGCCGCCAGGTCGACCGCGACCCCTGCCTGCTCGTCGGCAGGCTCGAGGTAGCCGCCCCGGCGCCGGCCAACGACACCCCGGACGGCACCGACCCGCAACCGATCGCGCCCGCGCGGGTGTGGTCGGTGCGCGAGGTGATCGGCGTGCACCCGTTCGACCCGCGCGGCAGCTCGGACCAGACCCTGGCCGCGGCCGCGCTCGACCGGATGGGCCCGGCGCTGCGCTACGCCGCCGACGCGGGCACGTGGCTGCTGCGCGGCCCGGTGCGCTGGGACACCCGCGGGGACCTCACGCAGTGGGCGGTCGCCGAGCTGGCCGGCCTGATGCCGCGCGGCAACCCGGACGCCGAGAAGGGCTCCGACGAGTTCGACCGCGCGAAGAAGCGCCAGCGGTTCCTCGACAACGGCGGTGCGCGCAAGGTGGCCGGGAAGATGGCCGCGCTCGTTGCCGCCGGCACGCATCCGTCCGCGGTCGAGCTCGGCGACCTCGACCGTGAGCCCGAAGTGCTCTGGGCCGGGGGAGTGCCGTGGGACCTGCGCGCAAGCGCCGACGTGCTCACGCCCGCGCACCTCGACCCGGGCACGCCGCACCTGCACTCGGCCGCCGTGCTGCCCGTCGACGGGCTGCCGACGCCGCGCTGGGACGCGTTCCTGGCGGCCGTCATGCCCGACCCCGAGGTGCGTGCGTGGGCGCTGCGCGTGCTGGCCATCACGCTCACCGGCTACCCGGACGCGGCGATGCCGATCATGCTGGGCAAGACCCGGCGCGGGAAGTCGCAGACCGTCGAGCTGGTCATGTCCGTGCTCGGCAGCTACGCGCACGCCGCAGATCCCAGGCTGCTCGGCGCAGCCGACACCGCGCACGCGTCCATCGTCTACGCCCTGCGCGGCAGGCGGCTGTCGTTTGTGGACGAAGGCCCGCGCGAAGGCCGATGGGCCCAGGAACGACTCAAGCAGATCACCGGCGGCGCCATGCTCACCGCCAACCAAATGCACCGCAACCCGATCAGCTTCCGGCCCACGCACACGCTCGTGCTGACCGCCAACGACGAGCCCGTGCTCACCGACCCCGCCATCCGGGCCCGCGTGCGCCTGATCCCGTGCGAAGGCGACGAGGAGACCGTGCGCGCTGCCCGGGCGGCGATCGGTCAGACCCACGGGGCGGCGTGGCGCGCCGAGGCGCCCGGCGTGCTCGCACAACTGATCCACGAAGCCGGCCGGTGGCTGGCCGACCGGTCCAGCGCGCTCACCGCGGCCGCACCCGATTCGATCCGGCTGCGCGCCGAGGAGATCGCGGCCGAGCAGGACCCGATCACCAACTGGGTGGAGGAGGAGACCGAGCCGGACGCGACCGGCACCAAGGCCGGCGAGCTGTACCGCGCGTTCGTGACGTGGTGCCGGGACATGGGACTCAAGTCGGTGCCCTCAGCGACCCGCTGGGGCCGTGAGCTGACCGGCCTCGGCCACCCGGCCGAGCCTCGCCGAGACGGCAAGTTCCGCCCGCTGCGGCTGCGCCGACCCGGCGGATGGGCTCCGCTGCTGCCCGTTCCGACGACGACGACGACGGCGACGAGTCCGGCGGGACCTGGGTTGGGCCGGCCAACTGTGACCAGTTCGCTCGCTGGTGACCAGTTGGTGACCAGTTCAACGGCAACCGGTCACACCACGGAAACCGCAGCTCACACCCCGGTTTTCGGAACTTCGGTGACCAGTGTGACCAGTTCACCCACCCCTATCGCACATGCGCGCGCGCATGACGCGCGTACGCGCGCACCCGAGGCGAAACCGGCGGAGACCTACAACCGGTCACACGAGTTGGTCAATCCGGCTGCTGATCAGCGTGTTCCGGGTTCGGCCAACTGGTCACGCCTTGCCGAGTCGGCCAAGATCACCGCGAAACTGCTCGCGGACGGCCCAGTTCAGGCCGAGATCATCCGCGCTCAGCGCCAGGCGGCTGGCGAGCCGGTGCGCGACCGTGCCCGCGAGCTCGTCGACGCCGGGGTCAAGCCGAGCCGCGCGGCGATCCGCGAGCAGAAGGCGGCCGAGAAGCGCGCGGCCAAGGCAGCCGAGCGTGCAGCGGCCATCGCCGCAGCCGCCGGCGAGGTGTTGCCGTTGCCGCTCGCGGTGGACCGTGCGGGCAACGTGCTGCCCCTCGACCTCGGGCAGGCGGCCGCGGTCATCGACGCAGCGTCCAGCCGTTCCGGCGGGCTCACCGTGGACGTGGAGACCTCGGGCTACCCGGTGGGCCACGAGCTGTACGCGCTGCGCACCGTGCAGCTCGGCGACCGGCATGCCGCTGTGGTGCTCGATCCGGCCGAGCACGCCGAGCTGATCGGCACCCGCATCGCCACAGCGCCCCGGCTGCGTGCGCACTCGGCGACGGCCGATCTCGTGCCCCTCGCCGACGCCGAGCTGATCGACTACGACGAGGCGTGGCTGCGGATGGACGACACCGTGATCCCGGCCAAGCTCGCCGACCCCCGGCAGACCGGTTCGGACCCGGGGCTCAAACTGATCTCGGCCGCGGTGCTCGGCCCGGATGCGACCGCGCCGGCCGCCGACGAGGCACGCAAGGCCCTCTTCGCCGCGGGCAAGTGGCTGACCGAGACCAAGGTTGACACGCCCATTGAGCGCTCCGGATGGGCGCAGGTGGACTTCGGCTGCCGCACCATGGCCATCTACGCCGCCAGCGACGTGCTCGACACCGGCGCGCTCGACCAGGACCTGCCCAAGCCCGACCCGGCCGTGCACGAACGCGAGCGGATCGCGCAGCGCATGACCGCCCGCGTGGCTTACCGGGGTGTGCGGATCGACGGCGAGCACGTGGAACGGCTCATGACCGAGCACGAGCCGCTGCGGGCGCACCACGGCGAACGCGTGCGCCAACTGGGTCAGCTCGACAACCCTGGCAGCGACGTCCAGGTGGGCAATGCTCTGCTCGCGCTCGGCGCGCCCCTGCAGCCTGCGGGCAAGAGCGGGCGGCCGAGCGTGGCCGAGGCCGTGCTGACCCCACTGTCCAAGCAGGACAACCCCGTGGGCGAGCTGGCGCGCGAGGTGCTCGCGTTCCGGCACCACGACACGGTGATCGGGACGTTCCTCAAGCCGTACCACCACCTCGTGCGCCACGGGGACGGCCGTGCCCGACCCACGATCTACACCCTCGGCGCCGACACCGGTCGGATGTCCTGCGTGCGGCCGAACTTCCAGCAGCTGCCCCGGGAGGGCGGCGTGCGCGCGTGCATCACCGCGGACCCTGGGCACCTGTTGATCAGCGCGGACTTCTCCGGCGTTGAGCTGCGCGTGGCGGCCGCGCTGTCCGGTGACATGGCGCTCGCGCAGCTGATCGCCGCTGAAGACCGAGGCGAGGGCGACGGCCTGCACTGGTTGATCGCCCGCCAGGTCTACGGGCCGAATGCCACCAAGGGCAACCGCTACCACGTCAAGCGCGCGGTGTTCGGCAGGCTCTACGGCTCCGGCATCCCGGGCATCGCGCGCACCCTCGGCATCCCGGAGTCGGAGGCGGCCGCTGTTGCCGCCACGCTCGACGCGATCTGCCCTGGCGTGGCCACGTGGTCCGCGCAGGTGCGGCAAGCGGTGAAGCAGGGCGGCACGCAGTACCCGACCTACAGCGGCCGCGTGATCCACCTCGACAAGCGTTGGCCGCACAAGGCGCCCAACTACCTGATCCAGGGCACAGCCAGGGAATTGTTGATCGACGCCCTGATCCGCTGGCAGGACACACGTTGGGGCACCTGCACGCTCTGGCCTGTGCACGACGAGGTGGACGTGCAGGTACCCGAGGCCGAGGCCGACGCGGCGCTGGCCGAGCTGGTGCGGTGCATGGAGACCGAGCTATTCGGCGTGCGGATCGTGGCCGAGCCGAGCGCGCCGGCCTTCGCCTGGCAGGACTCGGCATGAGCAAGGCGTGGGACAAGGGCAGCACCCGGGCGTACCGCAAGGCGCGCCAGCTGGTGCTCGACCGCGACGGCCACCGCTGCCGTGCGCACGCCGATGGCTGGTGCGCACGACAAGGCGCACGCCCTCACCAATGCGAGGGCACAGCCACCCAGGCGCACCACACGCAGGGCAAGGCATCAGGTGATGACCCTGCGTACATGGTGGCGGCCTGCCCCTCGTGCAACAACGCCATCGGTGACCCAACCAAGGCGCCCGACCCGGCGCCGCAACCACGAACAAGGTGGTGACACACAGTGCCTTACAAGCCTCTGACCTGCGGAAACAGGGCTCAACGCTCTGACCTGCGGTTTTTCCCGGGTGGGGGGTGGGTCGGACACCCGCGTCCGTGTCCGCTCTCTCTCCCCACGCACCACCGCCGGATTTCGCCATGACCGACCGGTTGTCACCAAGCGTGGCCAACGCTGTCCAAAAGGGACTGACCGCCGCCAAGATCAGCCAGTCGGCGCCAACGGATGCCGGGCTCGTCGCACTGGCCAAGCGCTACGCCGCGGTGATCGAAGAGGCGCAGGTGTGGGCGGACGAGGCCGCGCTGATCGAGCCCGAAGACGACGACCAGTGGCAGCGCATCGAGCGCCTGCGCAAGCGCGTCGACGCCGTGACCGTGCTCGCCGACCTCGGACCCAAGCTGCTGGCTGCGCTGGTCGAGTTGGGGTTGACGCCGCGAGTGCGCGCGGCCGCCGGCCGTGGGGGAGGTGGTGCAGGTGACAGTGGTGGACCTGGCAAGTACGACGAGCTCAAGGGACGTCGGGCTACTCGGGCCCAACGGGCGGGTGCTGGGGAGCACTGAACCGCGGCTCTGGACGCCGCCGCTGCGCGAGCTCAACCCGGACACCTCCTACGGGTTCGACGTGATCGAGTTCGCCGACGAGACGCTCAAGGCGCCGCTCGACCCATGGCAGCAGTGGCTCGTGATCCACGCCGGCGAGCTGCTGCCCGACGGCAGGCCGAGGTTCCGCAAGGTGCTCGTGCTGGTCGCCCGGCAGAACGGCAAGACGCACGTCGTGGTTGTGCTGTCGCTGTTCTGGCTGTTCATCGACCGCGTCGAGATGGTGCTCGGCACCAGCACCAAGCTGGACTACGCGGCCGAGTCGTGGCGCAAAGCCATCAAGCTCGCCAAGCGGGTCCGCGAGTTCCGGCCGGAGATCACCCACCGGGATGCGATCCGTAAGGCCAACGGTGAGCAGGTGTTCTGGCGATCAGACGCCGACGAGCGCGAGCTGGACGAGGGCAGCCGGTACAAGATCGCCGCCAGCAACGAGGAGGGCGGCCGCTCGCTTACCATCGACCGCCTGGTGCTCGACGAGCTCCGCCAGCACCATGACTACAGCGCCCACGACGCCAGCGTGCCCGCCACCAACGCTGTGCCCGACGCGCAGATCTGGGCCATGAGCAACGCCGGCAACGACAACAGCATCGTGCTGAACGACATGCGCGACGATGCCCTGACCTACATCCGGACCGGGAAGGGCGACAGCCGCCTGGGGCTGTTCGAGTGGAGTTGCTTGCCTGGTGCCGATCCCCTGGACGTGCGCGCGCTCGCGCAGGCCAACCCGAACCTCAACCGGCGCAACGATCAGGACGCGCTGCTCGGCGACGCCGCCACCGCGGTCGCCAAGGGTGGCAAGAAGCTCGCCGGCTTCAAGACCGAGAACATGTGCATCCGCGTGCCCCGCATGGACCCCGCCATCAGCCCGGTCGGATGGGAGAACGGCGCTGACCCGGGTGACCTCCTCAGCGTGCGTAGGCGCGTCGTGCTGTGCCTCGACGTGTCGATGGACAACGCGCACGCCACGCTTGTCGCCGCGGCCGTACTCGCCGACGGCCGCGTGCGAGTCGAGGTCGTGGCCGCATGGGACGGTCCGCAATGGACAACCAGGTTCCGCAAGGAGTTCCGCGAGAAGGTCGGCGATATCCGCCCGCGCAAGGTGGGTTGGTTCCCGGGCGGCCCGGCCGCCGGGCTCGCGACCGAGATGACCGAGCAACGCCGCGAAGGCTGGCCGCCCAAGGGCGTCAAGTTCGAGGAGATCCGGCGGGACGTCCCTGCCGTATGCATGGGCTTCGCCGTCGCGGTCGACGGCGGCGGCATCGCGCATAGCCACGATCCGCTGCTCGACGACCAGGTGGAGGGCGCGGAGAAGCTTTGGGCGGGCGACACCTGGCGCTTCATCCGCAAGGGCGCCGGCCACGTCGACGCTGTGTACGGGGCCAGCGGCGCGGTGCACCTCGCCCGCACGCTGCCGCCGCCGCCGCGCAAGCCGATCGTCGTTCATGGACGGCCGGCCGCCTGATCACGGCGTGTCGCGCGCGGCCGAATTGTCAATACCCCTCCCGACACTGGGCTTGTGTGGGATTGGCTGAGGGTGCTGGGCTCTTGGCGGGGCGCGCCGGTGTCGGGAGAGGACACCGGCGCGTTCGCCAACCCCGGAACTGAGGCTGCCCCGCTGAGCTTCGCGCTCGACGCCACCCCGGAATGGCTCGCTGCAAACGGTGCGTCAACCTCCCTCGACCAGCGCGTCAGCCGCCGTGAGGCCATGACCGTTGCTGCCGTCAAGCGCTCCCGCGACCTGATCGCCGGAACCCTTGGCGTGCTGCCGGTCTACGTGCACGACGCCAAGCGCAACCGCGTCCCGAACCCGCTCGTCGAGCAGCCCGAGGTCGACGTCGCCCGGTCGGTGACCATGACCCGCATCGTCGAGGACATGCTGTTCGAGGGCGTCAGCTGGCTGCGCATCACCGAGTTCGGCTGGCACGGCTTCCCCACCAAAGTCCGGCGACTCGAACCGCGCTCGGTCAACGTGCGGCAGGACGCGCGGGTTTACGTGTCCAGCGACACCGGGGCGCCGCAGGGCATGGCCTGGGAGCACGTGCCCGACCGCGAGTTGATCCGCATCGACTCGCCCAACGACCCGCTGCTGGTCGCCGCGGCGCGCGCCATCCGCATCGCCATGCTGCTCGACCGCACCGCCGCCACGAACGCGGACAGCCCTTTCCCGCTCGGCTACTTCCGTCCCGCCGAAGGTCAGGAAGAGCAGGACGAGGGCGACGTGCAGACGGTGCTCGACAACTGGGAAGCCGCGCGCCGCACGCGGGCGTGGGGCTACGTCGGAGCCGCGCTCGAAGCCAAGACCCTGCAGTGGAACCCCGAGCAGTTGCAGCTCGCCTCGATGCGCGACTACGCCGTGCTCGAGATCAGCCGGCACGCGGGTATCGACCCCGAAGAGCTCGGCGTCAGCACCACCTCGCGCACCTACGCGAACGCCGAGCAGCGACGCCTCGACCTCATCGACTTCACGCTGGCCGCCTACGTCGCCGCCATCGAGGGCCGGCTGAGCATGAACGACGTGCTGCCGCGCGGTTACTACGCGCGGGTCCAGTACGCCGGATTCCTGCGGAGCGACACCCAATCCCGCATGGAGACCTACAAGATCGGCCGCGAGGTCGGCGTCTACGACGACGAGCGCATCGCCGAGCTCGAGGACATCCCCAGCGCCATACCCGAGGCCAAGCGCATCCAGGCCGCAGCCGATGCGGCCGCAGCCGCCGCACCTCCCGAGGACACCACCGCGGCTGACACGCGTGCGCTCGTCGAGGCCGTACAAAAGATCTACCTCGGCGTCGGCCCTGTCCTGACCGTCCAGGAAGCCCGCGTGATCCTCAACCGCCTCGGCGCCGACGTCGACCCGTTCCTGGACCCAACCGCCGCCGCCGAGCCGGCTGCCGAGCCCGGCGCGGCCGCGAATCCGACCACAGAGGACAACCCGGAGGGCGACGCCGTGCAGAACACCCGCCGCGAACCCGCGCTGGCGTTCACAGCACCATCCGCGACCGCCGAGAGCGTGACGGTAGGTTTCGCGCTGTCCGATGTGGACGCCGAGTTCCGCGTCAACCCGGAGAAGCGCACCGTCTCAGGTCTCACCGTGCCGTGGAACCAGGTTGCGTACTCGAACGGACGCCGGTGGAAGTTCGCTGAGGGCTCGCTGCACTGGGGTGCCGAGAACCGCGTCAAGCTCGACGACAACCACATCGACGGCACCGAAATGGGCGTGGCCGTTCGGTTGCAGTCCAACCGCACGGGGCTCGACGGCACGTTTCGCGTCGCCCGTGGCGCGGACGGCGACCGCATTCTGCAGCTCGCCGAGGACGGCGTTCGCGACGGCTTCAGCGTGTACGTCGACTTTTCGGGCGAGGGCGACGGTTGGACCACGGACCCCACCGACGACACGGTCTGCCTCGTCCACTCCGCCACCTTGCGCAAGGTCGCGATCACCGCAACGCCCGCGTACGACAACGCGCGGCTCACCAGCGTGGTGGCCAGTGCCACTGCATCTCCGGCCGCGACAGCGCCGGAAACCCCAGGGAAGGAAACCGAGATGACCGCACCGGTCACCGAGCAGCAGCCCGCTGCCCCCGCTGCCCCGGCTGCCGACGCCGGCGCGGCAACCACCACCACGGCCCCGCCCACCGTGCAGGCCACCGCGCTGCCCTTCGACACGGCTGCGTTTACCGCCGGGCTCACCGACGCGGTGACCGCGGGCGTTAAGGCAGCGATCGAGGCGCTTCCGTTCCCGCAGTTCAGTGAGCGCGAGGTCGTGCCCGCCGGCCGCGCCGTCGTGACGCGTGAGGCGCCTGTCTACAGCATGAACGGGCAGGGCTTCTCCATGGTCCGCGACGCCTGGAAGGCGCGCACCGAGGGCGACCCCGACGCCCGCGACCGCCTCAACAAGTTCGCCGCACAGACCAAGGACGCCGCCGAGCAGGCTGCCATGGCGATGTTCGCGGCCAACACCTCGAACGCGGCCGCGGTCGTCCCGCCCGGCTACCGGCCGGACCTCTACGTCACGCAGCTGATGAAGAACCGGCCGCTGGTCAACTCGGTCAGCCGGGGCACCATCAACGACGCCACGCCGTTCACGGTGCCGAAGTTCGTGAGCTCGTCCGGCTTGTCCGCCGACCACGTCGAGGGCACCAACCCCACCGCGGGCACCATCTCGGTCGGCACCGTCACGGTCACCCCGGGCGGCATCAGCGGCCTGTTCCAGCTCACCCGCGAGATCGTCGACAGCTCGAACCCGGCCATCGACGCCATCGCGATGAACGCCATGCAGGAGTCCTACTCGCAGCAGACCGAGCAGAAGGTCTACGCCAAGCTGGACGGCGCCAACGGCCAGGGCGGCACCATCACCGCGGGTTTCGTCCCGTCCGGCGCGCAGGTCACCACCAGCACCGGTGGGTCGGCGGCCGCCGGCACCTTCGGCGGCAAGGAGTTCCTCGGTGCCGCCCGCGCCCAACTGGCGCTGTACCCGTTCCGCCGCTTCGCGCCGCTCAACCGCGCGCACCTCTCGCAGGAAGGCACCAGCGCGGTCGCCACCGCGGTGGACGCCGACGGGCGGCCGCTGCTCCCCGCGGGCACAGGCGTCAACGCCTACGGTTCGGCCAACGTCGTGACCAACAGCTACAACCTCGACGGCCTGCCGCTGCAGCCCACCTGGTCGATGACCGGCAACGCCGCCGGCGACGCCGATCTGTTGGCGTTCAACGACCAGGACGTCTGGGCCTGGGAGAGCGGGCTGCTCACCTTCCGGTTCGAAGAGCGCAATGGTCCGGCCTTGATTGACCTCGCGCTCTTCGGCTACTTCGCGACCGAGGTGCTGCGTCCCGTCGGCATCACCGCGATCCGTCACACGGTGGGTGCCTGATGGCCACCCGCGGAACCCGGCGTCGGCCGGCACAGCAGAAGCCCAAGGCCGCCGACGCGCAGCCGGAGGCCAACGAGCAGCTCGAGGACCCGGCCCGGCAGGCCGCGCCGACGGCCAGCGGCTCGACCACCGGGCACGGCGACGACTTCGCGCCCGACGCGGAGCCAGCGCCCGAGGTGGCCGACGACGGCCAGGCGGTGGACGTCGACGAGCGAAGCCCACTGCCTGCCGTCACCAACGCCTACCGCATGGGCGGCACCGAGCCCGTCCAGGTGACGACCGTGGCCGGCTCCAACGAGCCGGTGCGCGCGGGCGGCTTCGTGCTCACCGAGTACGGCTGGCGACCCGAGTCGCAGCTGACCCCGGTCAACGAAGAGGACGCCGACGAGACCGCTGAGGAGCGAGAGAACGGCGAAGACGAGGCACAGGCACAGGCCTCGGCCCAGACCGGGGACGGCCTCACCTTCCTGGCCAGCGACCAGCCGGGCGACACAGTGACCGCCGCTGCAGAGCAGCCCAACGAGTCCGGAAAGGACGCCACCGAGTGACCACCGCCTGGCCGCCCGACCTCGCGCTGCTGAAGCTGGACATGCATCAGCAGGGCGAGTCGGGCGCCGACGACCGCGACGACGCGCAGCTGCAGCTCGTGCTCGACGCGGCGGTGGCGTACGTCGAGCGCAAGCGCTCGGACGTCAACTACACCGGCGACCCGGACGGGCCCATCAAGGTGCCGACACAGGATCTTGCACTCGGCACCGTCCGGCTCGCCTGGCGCTGGCACTCGCGGCGCCGGTCCCCGGACGCCCTGATCGCCATGGCCGAGCAAGGAAACTCTCGCGTGCCGAGTTTCGACGCGGACATCGAGAAGATGTTGCGCGTTGGCCGGCACGCGCGGGCGGTGGTCGCATGAGCGAGGAGACCACCGAGCCCAGCAGCGTGGTCGCTGAGGCCGCTGCGCTGCTCGTTGAGGCGCTGTCCAACGTGGACGGCATGCGCGTCTACACCAACCCGGGCGCCGATGTGCAGCCACCAGGCATCGTGCTCGGCGCACCAACGCTGACGTGGGGGACATACTCCCGCACCTACTCGCCATCGGGCGCCACGTGGCCGGTGTTCCTCGTGTGCAAGGCCGACGCCAAGACCTTGCCTCTGATGTGGAGCCTCCTGCCCAAGATCACCGCAGCCCTCGACGGGCTCGAACCCGTGGCCGTCGCCTCGGCCACGCCAACCCTGTACCCCGTGAGCGGCGCTGAGCTGCCCGCCTACGAATTGACTGTGGAGGTGGGGCTGTAATGGTCCAGCAGCGCAGGCTCAAGGTCGTGGTGTTCACGATCGGCGGCCAGAGCTTCGATTGCCAGCTGCAGAGCTGGACGATGGATCCGGGCGAGGACGACGGCGACCGCCAGTGGACCTTCTGCAGCGAGGCGTCGACGCCGGAGAACCCGACGCCCAACTCGTTCATCGAGGAGACCGACGGCGAGCCGACGCTGCAGTGCACGTTCTACTCGGACTGGCGGGAGAACGGCATCAGCGACTACCTGTACGCCCACAACAAGGAGGTGGCCGACTTCGTGCTCGACCACCACCCCGACATCGTGGGCGAGCACGTGCGCTGGAGCGGTCAGCTGGTCATCAAAGCGCCGCCGGTCGGCGGCGACGCCCGCGACACCGAGCAGAGCGAGGTCACCTTCCAGGTGCTCGGTTCCCTCGGCGACGGGCTCACGTACGAGAGGGTGGCCTGATCATGGCGCGTACATCCGTTGCAGCGCAGTCAGTCCCCGGCGCCGGGCTCAAGCCGACGCTGACCGCGCCCACGGTCGATGGTGACGTGGTGCCGGTGGGCCGGTACTACCTCGCCGTGGTGAACGCGGGCAGTGGCGCGATCACCGTCACCGTGCAGACGCCCGAGAAGGTGTCGGGTGACCTGGATGTCGCCGAGCGCGTGGTGGCCGTGCCGGTGGATCCGGTTCCGACGTTGATCCCGTTGTCCAGCACCGCGTACCGCCGGCCGATCGGTGGCCCGGACCCGGGCCGGGCGTACGTCGACTACTCGGCCGTGGCCTCGGTGACCCGAGCGGTGGTGACCGCGCCGTGAGCGACCTCTTCGTCACCGTTCGGTTCGACGACGACCCGGAGAACCCCATCGAATCCGTCGTCAGCTCGCGCGACATCTACAAGTGGGAGAAGAGCGGACGCGGCCGGTCAATGTCCAACCTGGGCAGTGGCAACCTCCGCATGAGCGACGTGTACGAGCTCACGCACATCGCCCTGGGCCGCCGGAAGCTGTGGTCCGGGAGCTTGGAGGACCTCGTCGACGGCGCCGACATCGACGTCAAGGACACCAGCGACCTCGACCCCGACGACGAGCGTCACGAGAACGAAGACCCTACGAGCGCGGGAGCCTGACCCGCAACCTGATGGCGTTGGCCCTCAGCAGCAACATCCCGTTTACCCACTGGGAAGAGCTGCTCGACCGCGACCCACGGCTTATCTCGACCGCGTGGGCATTGCTGAGGGAGAGCGAGAAGGCACACAACAGGTCCCCGGGGCCGGGCGGCCCGGACCGACGTCCACGCGCAGGGAAGTGGGCAGGCGTCCAGTTGAGCGGCTGACCACAGTGGACAGCCGCCCGGCCCCCGAGGGAGGTGCGCAGTGGCCGGCAAAACCGCGATCACCCTGACCGTGCGCATCGATGGCGTACAGGACACGCTAAAGGCGTTCCGCCAGCTCCCCAAGGAAGCCAGCGCCGAGCTGCGCGACGCATCCCAGCGCATCGCCGTGGTGGTCGCCGCTGCCGCCAAGAGCAATGCTCAGCATGAGGGGCCGCAGGCACGTCTCGTCGCGCGCACCATCAAGGTTCTGCGCGACCGGGTGCCGGTCATCGTCGCTGGCGGCACTATGAAGCTTGGCCGCAACAACGCACCGGCGTGGGGACTGGTGTTCGGCGCGGAGTTCGGCCAGAACGCCCGATCCGGCTGGTACGCGGCCATGAAGTACGACGGTTCCATCGGACGCCAGTGGCACCCCCACCGCGGCCGACAGGGCTACTTCTTGTTTCCCACCGTGGAGAGCCGCGCGGCGCAGATCAGCCGCGAGTGGAACGCCGCCGCAGACGGCATTCAGCGCGCGTTTGGCGGTGATCGCTGATGTCCGGTGGGCAGCGCACGATCAAGATCAAGATTGCCGGTGATCCGACCGACCTCGAGAAGGGAGCCAAGAAGGGCGGCGACGCCATCGAGCGGTTCTCCGGCGCCATCGACAAGTCGGTGGGCTCGGCGGTCCGCAGCTTCCGCAATCTCGCTGTTGGTGCCGTGGCCATCGGTGGCGTCGCGGACTTGGTGAACGACGCCATCAGTCAGGCCGACCTCGGTAGCAAGCTCGGTGCGCAGTTGGGCACCACGCCGAACGCCGCAGCGAAGTACGGCCAGATCGCCGGGGACTTGTACGCCAAGGGCTTCGGCGAGGGCATGGACCAGATCGCCGATTCGGTGAAGTCAGTGGTCCAGAACGTCGGAAGCATCGACGACATCGGCCGTGACAGCGTCGAGAAGTTCGCCGGATACGTCACGAACCTGTCGTCTACATTCGAGGTGGGCGCCGACGAGCTCACCCGCGCGGCCGGCCGTCTCGTGCAGAGCGGCCTGGTCCCCAACTACCAGGCTGCGTTTGACCTGATCACCAAGGGGTTTCAGCAAATCCCGACGTTTGCCGACGACGGGCTTGACACCCTCACCGAGTACTCGGTGCAGTTCAAGAAGCTCGGCATCGACGGCCCGCTGGCGCTGAGTCTGATCAACCAGGGCATGCGCGCCGGCGCGCGCTCGACCGACCTGGTCGCGGACGCCATCAAAGAGTTCTCCATCCGTGCCATCGACGGCTCGAAGCTGACCGCGCAAGGGTTCAAGACGCTCGGCCTCGACGTGGACAAGACCACCCAAGCCTTCGCGCATGGGGGCGCCGGTGCGGAGAAGGCGTTCGAGTTGGTGCTGCAGCGGCTCGGCGCCATTAAGGACCCAGCCAAGCGAGCGCAGACAGCTGTGGCCCTATTCGGTACGCAGGCCGAGGACCTAGGCGCAGCTCTGTACGCGCTCAACCCGGCCAACGCAGTGGCGCAGGCCGGCATGACCAAGCTCAGCGGCACAGCCGACAAGATGGGCAAGGTCCTGTCATCCGGTCCAGGGCAGCAGGTCGAGTCCCTCAAGCGTGGGTTCCAGCAGTGGGCCGTGAACATCGTCGGGGGCGTGGTCATCCCCGGCGTCGCGAAGTTCATCGCCATCCTGCAGCCCCTGATCGCCGCGTTCCAGATCGCGGTCGCGTGGGTGCAGCAGAACTGGAACTGGCTCAAGGTGCTGCTCGGTGTGCTCCTCGCCATGGCCGGACCCGTGCTCCTGATCATCGCCGCCTACAAGACATGGGCCGCGATCACGACCGCGCTCACGACCGCGCAGGCTGCGCTCAACACCACGATGGAAGCCAACCCGATCGGCGTGATTATCGCGGTCATCGCCGCGCTCGTGGCCGCGATCATCTACCTGTGGCAGAACTCGGCCGCGTTCCGCGATTTCTGGATCGGTGCGTGGCACATTATCCAGTCAGTAGCGCTGGCGGTCGCGCACGCCTTCGTAGCTGCTTGGCAGTGGGCTCAGGGCATAGCGTCCACCGTGGCTAATACGATTCGCAATTTCTTCGTCGGCGCCTGGCGTGGAGTGCAGGCCGCTTGGGGGAACGTAAAGGCGTGGTTTGGCCAGCGTTGGCAGGACATAAAGAATGTCTTTTCTGGCGTCGGAAAATGGTTCTCTGATCTCGGCTCGAAAATGGGTCAAGGAATCGTTAATGGCTTCAAGGCGGCCGTGAACGGGCTGATCGACCTGGTGAACCACTCGGTGATCTGGGTTGCCAACAAGGTCATCGACGGCATCAATCTGCTGCCGGGCGTGAGCATCAACCACATCCCCGACATTCCGCACCTTGCTACTGGTGGTCGCGTCCTCAGTGGCGGTATGGCCATGGTCGGCGAGCAAGGCCCCGAGCTCGTGACGCTGCCCCGCGGCGCCGAGGTGCACAGCAACGCCACCACCCGGTCGATGGTCGGCGACGGCCAGCCGATCGTGATCGAGATCCACACCCAAGACCGCGCGCTCGCCGACTTCATCGACGTCCGGGTGGCCAGCAGCACGCGCGCGGTGGTGCGCAAGGTGATGGCGGGGGCAGGCCGATGAGTCTGACCGCGACGTTCGACGACGCCGCCGGCCGGGTCCGCCTGGTGGCCGCGGCTGCGCCCGGCACCGCCGATACCGCGCTGTTCGAGCGCAGCCTGGACGGCACGGTGTGGACCACGGTGCGCGGTGGCGAGGCGGTGCCGCTGCTCGCCGGTGGCTGCCGGCTGGACGACTACGAGTACCCGGCTGGCGTGCCGACGATGTACCGCGTGTCCTACGTGGATAGCGCGGACGTGGTGTGGGCGGGTACGGGCACCGTCGCGTCGGCGAACAACGCCGCCGTGACGCCGACCCTGCCCGGTGGGGTCGCCGAGGGCGACGCGCTGTACCTCGTCGCCGGGATCCGCGGCACGGCGGGCTCGGCGAACACACCCGCGGGCTGGACCCTCATCTACGACAGCACGTCCCTGCGCGTGTTCACCCGCCGCTACACCGCCGGCGTGACCGCGCCGACCGTCACGTTCTCCGGCGGGGTGGCGGGCGATGACACCCTCGCGGCCATCGCCGCGTTGCGCAACGGCAGCACCACGCCGAGCACCTCGGCCACCGTGGTGAACGCCAGCCAGCAGAACGTGCCGGTGCCCGGCTTCGTCGTGCCCGACGCGGGCAGCCTCGCGCTGCGGCCGTTCAAGAAGCAGGCGGCGTCGACCGCCGTCGCGCTGTCCGGCTGGGGCCAGCTCGCCTACGGGTCCAGCTCTGCCGGGTCCGGTGCCACGCTTGGTGTTCTCGGGTTCGGTGACTACGCGGCCAACACCGCGGTGCCCGCGCAGACCGTGACCGTCACCGGCGGCGTGGCTGCGGCCAGCCGGGCCGCGTCGATCGTGGTGCCGCGCGCCGCGTACGTCACGCAGGAGACCGCCACTGTCACCCCGGCGCAGACCGGGGTGTGGCTGAAGAACATCGGCCGCGCCTACCTGTCCCGCAAGATCACCGTCACCGACATCGGCACCATCACCCGGCGAGCCCGCGGCGGCGCGCAAGACATCATCGCCCGCACCCTGGGCATCGCCGTGACCGACCTGCGCGGCGGCGCCGAGTTCACCCTGCAGGTCACCACGCCCACCCTGACCGACGCCGCCGACCTCGAGGCCCGGCTTGCCGCCGGTGACGTGGTCTTCCTGCAGCCACCCGACACCGACGATTGCCCGATCCCCACCGGCTACTTCTGGGTCGGCGACGTCGCACGCAGCCAGCACAGCAAGCGCACCACCCGCCGGTTCTTTGACCTGCCGATGGTCGAGGTGGCCGCGCCGAGCTCGTCGATCGTGCCGATCACCGCCACCTACCAGAGCGTGCTCAACACCTACGCCACCTACGCCGCGCTGCTCGCGGGGGAGCCCACCTACGCCGACGTGATCGACATGACCGGCGTCCCCGACGTGGTGGTGCCCTGATGCGCCCCGTCTCCGCACGCTTTCTCGACGCCCTCACCGGCAGCCACGCCGCGCCGTCGCGGGTCACGTTGTGCGCCCCCAACCAGATCGGCGTCGCTCCGGCCGGCGTCCCGCTGGCGCTCACCGGCGGCGACGTCAAGGTCGACGTCACTGCGGTGGTGCGGTCCACGCTGGACATCACCGTGCAAGAGCCATGGGAGCAGGACGTCACCGGCGCGCTCAACCCCTACGGCGCAGAGGTGTTCGCCGAGCGGGGCATCCGCTATGCCGACGGATCGACGGAGTGGGTGGGTCTCGGGTACTTCCGGCTCTACGAGGTATCGCAGGACGACGCACCCCAGGGGCAGCTGCACCTCACCGGTCAGGACCGGATGTCCGCGCTCGTCGACGCCCGGGTCACCCAGCCCCGCCAGTTCGACACCAGTGCCAGCGTCGGGCTGATCTTCGACACCCTGATCGGCGAAGTGCTGCCCGGCGTCAGCGTCGCCTACGACTTCGCCGCCTACTCGACCACGTTCCCCACCAGCCACGTGCTCGAGGAGGACCGGCAGGCGTTCCTGCAGGACATCGCCGACGCGCTGGGCAAGCAGTTCTACGCCGGATACGACGGCCGGTTCTACCTCGTCGACGCGCCGAGCCTGGCCGATCCGCCGGTGTGGACGGTCAAGGAAGGCGCCGGCGGGGTCCTCGTCAAGGCTTCGCGATCGCGCAGCCGTTCCGGGGTCTACAACGCGGTCGTCGCCACCGGTGATCAGGCGTCGGACACCACGGCCAGCGTGCGCGGGATCGCGCTCGACCTCAACGTGGCGAGCCCCACCTACTGGTTCGGTCCATACGGGCAGGTGCCCAGGTTCTACAGCTCATCGTTCATCGTCACCCAGGCCCAAGCCGACGCTGCCGCGACCGCGATGCTGCAGAAATCAATCGGCCTGCCGTCCACGATGGATTTCCAGTCGATCGTCAACCCCGCGCTGGAGGGCGGGGACGTGGTGGGCCTGGAGTACGAGGCCGACACTCCCACCCGCAACTACATCCTCGACACCTTCACCGTGCCGCTCGTCCCCGGCTCGGCGATGTCGGCCACCACCCGCCAGCAGTTCGGGGGCGACGATGGCTGATCTCGCAGACCTGATCTCGATGGCCAGTGCGCAGACCCCAGGCGTTGCCCAAGGCGCGCAGCCGATCGGTTACCGGCAAGGCCTGATCGTGCAGTACAACCCACAGACCGGTGAGAACGTCGTCCGAGTGGCAGGGGTGGACCTGGTCAACCTGCCCACCCTCGTGCAGGGCTACGGAACCGTGCTGCGCGTGGGCATGCCCGTCGGTGTGCTGATCGTCGGCTCACAGATGGTGATCCTCGGACGGCTGGCCATCCCCGACGGCGTGAACAACGTCAACGTTCCCTTCGTGACCTACGCCCAGTCGCAGGCCACCAACTTCGCGGTTGGCACGACCGCCGCAGACGTTGTCTCCGTTCAGTTCCAAGTGCCCGACTGGGCGAACTCGGTGAACTTCGGCATGGGGTCGTCGGGCTATGTGTTCAACTCGGCGACCCTCGTGCGGCGCATCCAGTTCCAGATCACGGTCAACGGCGGCCTCGTGGCTGGCGAGAACATCTTCACCGCCAAGCCAGCGACTTCGCGCCCATGGTGTACGCGCAGCCGTACGCGATGAACGTGACACCGGGCAGCACCGCGACCTTGGCGGTGCGCCTACGCGCCAACTCCGCCATGGCAGCCGATCCGGTCAACAACGCGTATCTGTCGGTGTCCGCGTTTTGGGCACCGTCGAAACTGGTCTGAGGAAGGCGATCCCCGATGCCGTCGACTCCACAGTGGAACGTTCCGTATCCGGTGCTGAGCGACCCGCCGAACGTTCCGTTTGATGCCAAGGCGATCGCTGACCGGTTGGAGGCGCTGACCTCGACCGGGCTGCAGGTCGTGGCCACCACGGGCGCCATCGCCTCGCCGGTCGCTGACGAGCACGTCATCGACGTGTCCGCCGGGTACGCCGTCAAGCGCTACATCGTCGGCACGGGGTGGGTGCACGCCAACCTCGCGGGTGGAACCATCGCGCGCGGCGCGTTCACCGGCAGCAAAGTGAACTCCGGTGTGCAGAACGCCTACACCGGGGTGCTGCGGCTCGACGGCGTGGCGCTCAAGGCCGGCCGCCACTACCGGGTGTGGATCGACGGCGGGTACATCGACGGCACCGGCAGCGACGGCACGAACGTCGCCGACGTGAAGATCACGCAGAAGACCGGCGGAACCGCCGCGGGCACCGCCGACACCATCGTGTCCGGCGCCCACACGTTCGTCAAAGCCAACGACGGCAGCAACTCCCGGCTCGCGACCATGAACCTCGCGGGCGAGGTGTACCCGGGCGCTGATGCCACCTACTCGTTCCTGCTCTGCTTCTGCACCTCGGCCGGCAGCACGATCCACACGCTGACCATGACCGGCGCGGGCGGCTACGACCTCCACATGATCGTCGAGGACATGGGCCGCGCGCCCGCCGATACCGCGGTCGCGGTCTGAGGGGGTGCGGTGGGTGCGGTACTCGACGGTCTCGCGCAGTCGGCGCCTCAGCTCGGCGTCGGCGGCATCGTGCTGTTCCTGTTCGCTCGGCTGCTGCGCCGTGAGTCGGTCAGCGACCAGCGCCACACGGTCGAGCTCACGTCGGTGCACGCCCGGCGGGAGGCCGCCGAAGCCCGGGGCGACCGACTGCAGGAGCGCCTCGACGAGGAAATGGAACGGCGCCGCGCACTGGAAGACGAACTCGCGCAGTGCCGCAGAGGTGGTCGGTCATGACTAAGGTTCGCCGCTGGCTCAACGGAACCACCGCGACCATTGGCGCGCTCGCCGTTGCGGTGGTCTACCTGCTCGCGTCCAGCGTGATCAGCAACGTGGGCAAGACCACCGCACAGCAACAGGCCAATAGCGCGCAGGGCGAGAAGACAACCGCGCAGCAGCAGGCACGATCGCTCGCCGACCAGGTAGCCGAAGCGTGCCGCGAGGGTGGTGCGGCAGCCGCGGCTCTGGGCTCGGCGTGCCAGCAGGCGAAGAGCGTGCAGCAGTCCGTCCCGGTGGCGCCCATTGTCCACGATGGACGCGACGGCGTGAACGGCCGCGACGGCACGAGCCCACCCTGTCTCACGCAACCGTCGCACTGCCAAGGCAAAGACGGCGCAGACGGCCAGGACGGTGCCGACGGCGCAGACGGTCAGGACGGTGCCGACGGCAGCAACGGCGTCGATGGGCAGAGCCCGCCGTGTCTCGCCGAGCCAGACCAGTGCCGGGGCGCAGACGGCAAGCCGCCAGCTACCTGGTCCTGGACCGACGCCGACGGCACCCGCCACGACTGCGTGCGGTCCAACACCGACGACGCCGCGCCCGCCTACGCCTGCAGCACCGTGCCACCCGAGACCACAACCACCACGCCGACGTCCACATCGGACGACGGTCTTCCACTCCCATCCGGATGAGGTAAGCGATGACCAGCCCAACCCCGCCGAGCATCGGCCGGATTGTCCACTTCACACAGGGCAACCGCGACGCCGGGGGCAACGAATCGAAGTACTGCCGCCCGGCGATCGTCACCGAGATCACCGGCACCGCCGAGGCGCCGACCGTCAGCCTCGCCGTGTTCACGCCGCAGGACATGGCGATGCCGACCGAGGTCGTCAACGAGGAGATCGACAACCAGATCGAGCCCGGCCCCGCCGGCCGCACGCCCGGCACCTGGCACTGGCCGGAGATCGTCTCGTGACCGCCTTGAACCTCAATGGCCGGCGCCGCTGGGTCGACTTCCGCGCCGTGCCGAAGGCCGGTTGGGACAAGCTCTACGCGGCGTTCGCTGCCGACGGCGTCGAGGGCGCCATCCGGTACAGCGGCCTCGGCGCCGAGAGTAAGCAGATCACCAGTGCCGAGCGGCAAGCCGCTGCCAAGCACGGCGTCAAGCTGATCGTCGTCGGCGAGCTCGGCGTTGACGACGCGTGGAAGGACGCCAACGACTACGCCGCCGGCCAGGCCGCGGCTCGTACGGTGCTCGCCGACGTCAAGCGTGAGGGCTTCGGCTCGGTGGCAGGTTGCCCGGCCGCGGACGCGCACGCCACGGCCGCGCAGGTGCCGCAGGCGGTGCAGTACGCGAAGGGTTTCGCCAGTGTGTGGGGCAAGGCCCTGGCAGGCATGTACGGGTTCCTCGAGGTTCTGCGCGCCTGCCGGGCCGCGAACGCCGTGACATGGCACTGGCTGGCCGGCTCGATGCCCTCGGCGGAGGACGCGCGCTGGCTCACGTTCTGGCAGGACAACCGCGGCACTCGCCGCTACCTCGACGTCGAGGTGGACATCAACTGGCGGCTGGACGGTCCGCTGCCGGGAACGGAGGACGAGTTGAGCAAGACAGCCGAAGACCAGATCCAGTCCGTCTACATCGGCCTGTTCCAGGGGTCGCACGGCACCGGGTGGACCGCGCCACCGATCGCGCAGACGGTCGGCGCGATGTCCAAGCAGCTCGCCGCGCTGGCTGCGCTGCCGGGCCTGGTCGCCCAGCTGGTCAAGGATCCGAACCTCGATGAGGCGACAGTCACGCGCATCGTCGACGACGCGGTGGCAAAGCACACGCCGACCGCCGAAGAGAACGCAGCGCAAATGCTGCCGATCATCGAGCAGGCGGTGCGCGCAGCCGTGCCGGCCGAGCTCGCCGACGACGTGGTGGCGCGCATCGGCGCCGCCCTGACCGCGACCGCGCCGGCCGGAACAGGGGCCTGATCATGGACACGCTGAACGACAAGGTAGTGGCGTGGCTGCGCACGGTGTGGCCCATCGCGTGGGCCGCGCTGATCGCCTGGCTGGTGACCCGCATCCCGGTGCTCGCCCCGGTCGCGGGCTGGCTCGACGGGCTCGGCGATCAGGTGCTCACGCTGGTGATCGGCGCCGCCGTGTACCCGCTGCTGCGGTGGCTGGAGTCCAAGGTGCCGAGCTGGCTGAGCCGGATCCTGATGGGGTCGGCGAAGCAACCCACATACGTTCCGCCGGCGGCGGGCCCGTGACCGCCTCTGCATGCCGCCGGCGCGCATGCCGTGGCTGGATCTCCCATAGCAGGTTCCGCCACTGCTTCGGTCCGCTTCTGGTGTGGCTTGAAGACGTGCGCCCCGAACCGACTACGACGTCTGACGCTGGGTGGGCCCAGCAGTTGGTTCGGCGTCCTGCCGGTCCCACACTGCTCGCCGGCGGGCCATCTCCTCTTGCTCGGCCGCCACCTCGCGGGCTCGGCCCTCGACGAGGGACACGGCGCCGCGGTGCGCCCACGTGAGCCACGCGTCCGGGTTCCAGCCTGCACGGGCGTTCCAGTGCACCTCGGCGCGATCGGCGTAGGAGTTGAGTACCTCGGCGGCCGCGCGCAGCGTGGCTGGCCAGGTCTGCGGTGGTGCGTTGTCGGCCATACGCCGACTATCGCACATACGTTCGAGGTTGGCCTAGATGGACGGCGCCGGGTTCGGCGCGCAGGCCGTCAGGAACGCATTGAAGACCTGGCGCTCGTCCCCGTCGAGCGAGTGCGTCTGGCCGTTCTCGCTGTGCCACGTCCGCGCGGTGTAGTCCACGTACAGCGTGGTCTGGTGGGTGGCGTCCGGGTCGTGGCAGGGATAGCTGCGCACGTCGTGCTGGTCACCCTTGTCGCCTGAGCCGGACGCGATGGTCACGATGACGGCGATCACCACGACGAGGCCGAGCACGCCTGCGGCGATCTTGAGGATGAGGCCGGCGGCCTTCGTGGTGGCCTTCGGTTGCTCGGACACAGCTCCCCCTGGGCGATGGTGTCGAGTGCTGAACGTGAGGTCGCAGGACGGTTTCTGTGTGTTACGTGGGTGAGCCCGGGCGTCTCCAGGACGAGCGTCCACTCCCGTCCGAGCCAGCCCGGGCTCGGCCGCCGAGCCGCGAGTTTCCCTGCAGGCAGCTCGGCGGCGGCTCACTTGTTCGATTGGTTCTGCTTGCTGCCGGGGCAGTCCGGGTCGCTGCACGCGACCCACTCGTTCGTCCAGCTCTTGGTTTCGCTGTCGTAGACACGCCTGCACACGGTCAGCCCTCTTCGGTGTTCCGCTGTGCTGCGACGTGGCGGTCGGCGGCCCGCTGGCAGGCCCCGCACCGCGGCCAGCTCGCCCAATGCGAGTCTCGGGTCTCGGGCATCCGCCACATCATCCGGTCGCACGCCGCTCGGTAGGTGTCACGGATCGCGCGCAGCTCGGCCACCGCGCCAGGCGCGATCCAGTGCAGCTGGTCGACGCCGATCGCGACGCCCGGCCCCCACTCGCCCTCGGACGGGATCGGCCGGCGAACGCGGGGCTGATCGGTCATCACGGTGTGCTCCAGGCGGTGGGAGCGACCGACCGGGTGGCCTCGGGATGGCACACCCGGCCGATCGCTGTTCGGGGGGCCGTGCCCGGCTCGGCCTCGTGGGAGGGGTCAGCCGAGCCGGACACGACGATGTGGGTGCGCGCGTCTCGCACGATCGGCGGACGATGGCGCAACGACCGAGGCGCGCTCGGCTTGTCGACCTGCATGGGGACGGAGGTCGTAGGGATGGCCGGCGGCGCGCCGAGGAGCTCGCCGAGACGCCGTTCGCGCCGCTGCATGGCCCGAGATCGGTGCCGGATGATCGGATGCCAGGTGAACAT